ATCCTTCAAAAAGAACAGGATCCCGATACGCAAGAGTTCAATCTGCGCTGTGAATTATATTTAGGTGGAAAGAATGGTGATAAGGTATATTTCGGCAAACCGATTATTTATGATGACGACCGCGAGCATTATATGTTCCCGAATGAGGCGAGGTTGCGTAATATGACCTACGGCACAACCATCCATTATGACATAGATGTCGTATTCAAGATTGCGGTGCCGGATGACACGGCGGGTGGTCGCCGCATCGAAGTCACAACCGCGACTCTCGAGAGAATTCTTCTCGGGAGATTCCCCATCATGATTCAATCGAATATGTGTATTCTCCACGGTCTCGAACCGAAAGCCCGTTTCTATATGGGCGAGTGTAAAAACGACTACGGCGGTTATTTCATCATCGACGGCAAGGAAAAAACGATCATTTCACAGGAGAAATTCGCCGATAATATGCTTTATATCCGCGAAAACAACGAGGATAATGTATATACACATGCCGCCGATATTCGTACCGTCAGCGAAGATGCGTCCAAGCCTGAGCGCACTTTATCCGTGCGTATCGTCGCGCCCACAACCCTCTTGACCAATAAACAAATCGTCGTGAATATCCCGAATGTGCGTTCGCCCGTCCCCTTATTCATCGTGATGCGTGCGCTCGGTGTTCTCTCCGACCGTGATATTTTAGAGTTCTGTCTGCTCGACCTCGATGAAAATGCCGAACTCCTCGACCATTTTATTCCATCGATTCATGACGCCAATAAGATCTTCACACAAGAAGGCGCGATCAAATTCATCGCCACACTCACGAAATCCAAGACGATTCCGCAGGTTCATGATATTCTTATGAACTATTTCTTACCGCAAGTAGGCGAGACGAATTATATCCAGAAGGCGTATTTCCTCGGGAATATGGTCTATAAGTTACTGCGCGTATCTCTCAAAATTGACGCACCAACCGACCGCGATAGTTTCAAATTCAAGCGTATCGAATTGAGTGGGTCGCTCATCTACGATTTATTCAAGGAATATTACGCACTTCAACAACAGCATATCCGTCTCTCGATGGACCGCGAATATTTCAAAGACCCGAAGAAATACGAGAAGAACTTCGTCGGCCTCATCCAAATGAACTACCAAGAGTTCTTCCGCGAACGTATCGTAGAAAACGGATTCAAGAAGGCATTTAAAGGAAATTGGGGCGCGACCGATCATACAAAGCGGATTGGAGTCATCCAAGACCTGAATCGGTTGTCCTACAATTCGTTTCTCTCGCATCTTCGTAAAATAAACCTGCCGATGGATAGCAGCGCAAAAGTCACTAAGCCACGCATGCTTCATGGGTCACAGTGGGGTATGATCGATCCGGTGGATTCACCCGATGGTGCGAATATTGGATTTCATAAGCATCTCGCGTTTGGAACGCGGGTCACGAATCAGTGCTCGGCGTATCCGATGATGCTTTGGTTGCGTGAAGTCGTTAAAATGCAGTTGCTTGAAGAGTGTACGCGCATGTTTCTTTATTATACGACGAAAGTTTTCGTAAATGGAACATGGGTTGGTGCGGTGACACGCCCCGAAGAGACGATGCGATTGATCCGTCTTCATCGGCGGAATGCTCTTATTCCGATTTATATCAGTTGTCAGTGGGATATCAAAAACAACGAAATCCACGTATATACGGATGCGGGGCGATTATGCCGACCGATTTTTTACATCGATGAAGATACCGGACGTCCAAGTTATGACAAGGATGAAATATTGGAGATGATACGCGCCGGAAAAGCGTCATGGGAACAGATGACGACGGGATTTACTGCGAAATCAGATCAGGCATTTAATCCGTCCCACTGCAACTATTATACGATCGATGAATTATATGGTCGCGCGCATGATACGTCGGCGTTGGCTGCGAAACAGAAGGTGGCCGAAGATGTGGCGCGTGTGAATACGATTGAAGACTTTCGACGCTTGAAGGCAACACAGGCAATTATTGAATATATTGATACATCGGAGACCGAATCCACGCTTATTTCGATGAGTCATAAGTTCGAGAGACCGGTCTCCAGCGAAGAAAAAGGAAAGAAGCATAGTAGTAGCGAGAGCGAGAGTGAGAGCGGCGACGAGGGTGAAGGAGGTAAAAAAACAGGTAGTGGTAGTGGCCTGGGCCGGGGCCGGGGTCGTGGTCGCCGCAGCAGCACCCGTCATCGCGCACGTGTTCTTTCCAGCGACGGAAAACAATACACACATGTCGAAATTCATCCATCGCTCGTTATGGGTGTTATGGGAAATCAAATCTGTTTTCCGGAAAATAACCCCGTCGCACGTAATGTATTCGGATGCGGTCAAGCCAAACAAGCCGCATCTCTCTATCATAGCAATTATCAAGTTCGAATTGACAAGATGGGGGTCGTGATCAACAACGGCGAAGTTCCAATCGTAAAGAGTCGGTATCTCAATCTCATCAATCGTGAAGAACACCCATGCGGATTCAACGCAGTCGTCGCAATCATGTCATTCAACGGATATAATGTAGAAGACTCGATTCTTTTCAACGAGGCGAGCATCAAACGCGGAATGTTCCGTATTACGTACTATAATATGTATGAAGCACGCGAAGAGAGCAGTAGTGTTCGCGGCGCACAAAGGGATACCCGGTTCGCGAATATCCAGAAAGAAGGCGCAATCGGGATTAAACCCGGTTATGATTACAGTTATCTGGATGATAATGGTCTTATTCGAGAGAATACCGAGATGGACGATAAGAAAGTTGTTATCGGAATGGGGTCAATCAGTATTCACAACGACGGCGGGCAAATGCGTGATATGTCGACTATGCCAAAGAAGGGCCAACTCGGTTTCGTCGATAAAGCATTTATGACGGAAGGTGAGACGGGGTTTCGCATCGGAAAAGTCAGAATCCGCGAGGAACGTTTTCCGGCGATTGGCGATAAGTTCTGCTCTCGTTGCGGTCAGAAAGGCACCGTCGGATTGATTATCCCAGAGTGTGACATGCCATTCACGAAAGACGGTATTCGACCCGATATTATTATTAACCCTCACGCAATCCCAACACGTATGACGATCGGACAACTCATCGAGTCACTTATGGGGAAAGCATGTGTGCTTCACGGCGGCTTCGGAAACTGTACCGCATATACGAACAACGGGACGAAACATGAATCATTTGGGTCGGTTTTAACCGAATATGGGTTCCATTCTTCGGGGACCGAAGTCTTATACAACGGAATGACGGGGGAGCAAATCAAGAGCGACATTTATATCGGCCCCACCTATTACATGCGTCTGAAACAAATGGTCAAAGACAAGATCAACTACCGTTCGCAGGGTCCACGCACCCAACTTACGCGCCAAACGGTACAAGGTCGCGCAAATGATGGTGGTCTTCGTGTAGGTGAAATGGAACGTGATGGTATTCTAGGACATGGCGCCGCGCATTTTTTGAATGAGTCGCTTATGGTGCGTGGTGATGAATATCATATGGCGGTTTGTAATAAGTCGGGTATGATTGCGATTTATAATCCTACCCAGAATCTATTCATGAGCCCGATGGTAGATGGGCCAATCCAATTTTCGGGGAGTTTGACGGATGCGGCGGCGTCGGGGGGTGCTGCTGGTGCCGGCGCTGCTGGCGCAAGTGTCGTTCATATGACGAAGTTTGGCCGATCATTCAGTATCGTCCGTATTCCTTATTGTCTTAAACTTCTCATGCAAGAACTCATCGTAATGAATGTCCAAATGCGTATTATTACTGAAGATAATATTGATCAACTCCCTAGTATGTCGTATTCAAAGAATGTCTATAAGGTACTTAAAGACGGTAAGGGTGCGATGGGTGTCGATGATATTATTGAGCGAAATCGCTTGGCTGCTGGGTTGAAGCCGCGCGATATGGCGGCACTTGCGCGTAAAGACGCCACGTCGGCGTCGGCGTCGGCGTCGGCGTCGGCGTTTGGAGGACCCGCGAATGGTGCCGCCGACGACGAAGAAGAAGCTACAACGGGCAGTCGTGTTTATTTACCAAGCCGAAGCGAACAACACGAAGAGGAAGAACGAAGAACCGCCGGGAATGTCACCGAGAAATTCGACCCAGATGAGCGCATCGATGAAATTATTACCGATTTGGATATTGATACAAAACAAAGCATTCGTAATTTGGGTTGGCGATTTGCGTTGAAAGCAGATGTCATCCGTCAATTACAGGGTAGTACAAGTGGTGCTGCCAATAGCGGCAAGGTTCCGAGAATCACCGCCAGCGATATCAACGGCGAAGACCTCGTTCTTGAATCCGTGATATTGGATAAGAATGGCGAACCTACGGAGAAATGGACGATTAGCGGTCGTCAATGGATCGGCGATTATCCAACACGTTATCCTGATGGTTGGTTATCAGAGATGCTTGTTTATCCTGATGATACACCGATATCTCCAAGCGATATGGTTGAAGAATTGCGTAATACACGCAAACCGTTGAACTGGGTGACCGCGATTATTTCAATCATGGGCAAGTATGCTCGGCGAAAATTGGCAAACAGCCGCCGTCCGGTTGAATCTGAAAATGTTGCTTTATCGGAAAATGAACAAAAAATCGCCGAAAATGAGCGAGAGACTGCTAGGGTATCGAGCGAGATTGAACGCGCGAAGCGCGAAGGTAATGTCGCGGATGAAGAGCGTCTAAAGGTTCAAATGGAACGATTGGCGGACGAACGAACCAAGTTGGATGCGATACGCCGAGAGATGGAGCGAGAATATGTGCCAACAAGTCCAGTTTATACTAGTTCGATGCCGACACCACCTGGAACCGGACAGTCCGCAGATGAGGAGGCCGAACAAGTACGTCGCGCAGTCGGGTCATTTAATGCGAAGATGCTTGAAAAATACGGAGAGAATGATGAGAATATACCGGAAAGTGACGGGTATTCGCCGCGCACACCGAGTTCGCCGGCTTATACATCGATGTTTGAAGGTGGCTCACGCCAACAACGCGGCGGCGGCGGTGGCGGCGGCAAATTCGTCCCGCAAATACCATCATCAGTTCTTGATAATTATTTGACTTCAAAGTATGGTGTATCACCAAAACACACAACCGTTGGAATTTCTGACACACAATCATCTGCGATGGGAATGATGATGGGTGGCGCGGCGGGAGGATTTCCCACCATGAATATACCGGTTGTTGCTACGATGCCGATGGCGGGTATGATGCCGGTTCAACCACAACAGGGCGGTGGCGGTGGAGGCGGTGCTTTGGCCAACGGAACACAACCAATTGGACAATCAACTGGACAACCGACACAACAAGGAACGAATGGAGGACAATCAGGCGGTGCTGGCAGCGGTGAGCCTAACGCACAAGGTGTGAGGACATTTTCAATCAAACTGTAAAATTGAATAATAAAGATTTGTTATTATTATATAGTAGGTCTATTCCATTACATTCCATTACATTACATTACATATTCCATTCCATTATGTCATCAGCAGCCGCACATATCAGCAGTGGAACTGTTTCCTCCTTATTCAAATCTCGGAATATCCTTCTTCAATTACTTGCCCGACAAGGGGTGGATGTATCGAATTATACGGATTATGGTGTTGCCGAAGTCCAAACGATGTACGCCAACAATCAATTGGATATGCTTCTAACAACAGAAAAGGACGTCCATCCCGCGAGAAAGGTATATGTCAAGTATTATTTAGCCAAAACACTTCGCCGAGAGAATATCAACCATATGATCGATGACCTCTATTACCTTGAACAGGTGCTTCAGCCCGCAGATACACTCATTATCGTCATGAAGCAAGAGGTGAATGACACCGTGATCGGTATTCTGAACGAGATTTGGGAAAAAGACGGGATTTTCATCGTGATTCATTCTCTCGACCGTCTTCAATTCAATCTCTTGGAGCATCAATATGTTCCCGAACACGTCGTTCTCACCGAAACAGAACATGCGGAGGTCTTGAAGAAATACAATATCACAGATACAAAGCAGATGCCGAGCATCTCTCGTTACGACCCAGTAGCACTTGCTATTGGGTTGCGTCCGGGTCAAATATGTAAAATCACACGGTCTAGCAAGACGTCGGTCACGAGTCAGTTTTACAGGTATTGTATTGCTAGCTAGATAGTTTCTGTCTCGGCGATGCTGGCGATGCCGAGGTATTATTTTTTATTGCGATAATATAGTATTATCATAATAAATATGGCGTGTAGTAGTGGCGATACATTTAGAATTCAAACCGATAGCGGGAAAGAATTAACAGCAGATTCAAGCACGGTAAATGTATGCTCCGCCAACAAGATTCTTGACAGACTACATCGCGAATTTACAGAAAAATACGCAGCGAGTTCAGGCACGGTTCCAGTTGGTAAAACAGCAATCGCGGATACGCATCGAAATAATCCGACATTTTATCTTCGAAAACAACCCAAACTTACGACTTTTTTCAGCGAAGCCAGCGATGGACAAGAAATAAATCGTTTTAACAATATGCTTTCTGTGAATCCGCCGAAAACAGAAGATGACCCGGTGTATCGAACATCGATTCACGGCATCATGAATGGAGTGTATAATAATAAGCTAACGACTGATAACTATAAGACGCCGCCAACTCCACCAGAAAACCTAGCAGCGAGTCCTGACAGCTTCAAAGGAATATACGGTCTGATAAATTTAAATAATGTTCTTGAAGCTCAGATCGATACAATCATAAAAGGAATGTCTGGAACAAAAGAGACCGCACAACAAACCGCCGATATTGCGAATAAATATGTTCAACGTAGAGGAATCCAAACTACGCTTGAAACCATCGCAGATCGAGAGAATGAGATATATCGAGAGAAGTTCCTGAATCTGATTCTTATTCTCGTAGGTGTATTTTTAGTAGGAACGCAACTCGTTAATAAATATTTTTCATTCGGTGGCGGTGGTGTAGGCAGCAGCGGCAGCGGAGGTGGCGGTTTGTTCGGCAACCTATTTACCGGATTTGGTTTGGGTGCTAGTAGTGGAATATTTAGTCGTTTTGGCGGTCTTGGTTTAGGTCGTAGCGGTCGCTCACGTGTTACCGGTATATTTGCGAATAACCCGTACTCATTATCAACTAGATGAACTCGAATAATCTACGAATAATCTACGAATCTACGAATGTATGCTCGGAAGATGTATGTTATAATATGTATTATATATAACATACTGTAATGGACTTCCAAGAAGAAAGAAAAGGTCAAATCCTTTTTCCGAATGCCACAACACAATCTCTCGACAATTTCGATAATAGGCATACAACCATCAAGGAAGGGATTGATCTTCAAAGCGACGACGACTTGAATAATGCTATGTCTTCACTTATGGCGGAATACGTCAAGGACGTCAAGGACGTCAAGGACGTCGAGGGCGGCGGCGGCAGCGGACGAAAAAAAACACAAGAAGGCATGATGGGACCACTTACTGGAACATCTTTGAATATGAACCTGCTTCAAGGCGACCTTTTACAATACGGACGTTATGATTTAGATAAGAACCCGATTCAACCATTTACGGAACGTATGCTGCTGGAAGGCAGCGGGAGCGGCGACGGCGACGATACTAGAGTCGTGTCATATAAAGAAGGACTCACGAATGACGGCACCGTAAGTGCCACTACGACCGGCACTACAAGCGCCGGCAAAAGCCAGAAATTGCTCGACCTTGAAAAGAAACTAAGCGAACTTACCACTGATTACACAACACAATATCGATTATACACTGAAGATTTACTTACACGGTCTAGGTTTCTTCAAACCAACAGCCAGTACCTGAATAAACTGGTTCGTGATGTATCCTATTCTGGAAGCGATGCGAGCGCTGCTTTTTATTATGTCAATTCATTTGGATATACGCATAGGTACAAGGATTTATCGTCTGTGCTATTGTATGACGACAAGACGTGTCCCGCAATTACACGCAACGAAGCACTCGCTAGCGATGACCGGTCGAATCCATTTAAGCTAACGCCTGCTTCATTCGTGGATATTTGTGGTGGATTTAGCCGATTCTCGGACCTAGCAAGTTATGATATGCGGGGATATACACCATGTATCACCACCCGAAATGTGAAACTACCGGGTGCGTCATCTTCCGAAGACAAATACGCATGGGTCGATTTCGAAGGCAAGAAACACGTCTATGAAGCGGGCGTATGGCCTGATAAACGTCACTCCAGTTGTCTTACAGCGGTGGTTGGTGAACCTATTACTCTCACCGCTAACCAATTTAATTCGATGCCTTCTGCGGAAGACGCGCCTATGAAAGCCGATAGCGAATGTTTTCGCGCAAGTGTAAGCCCAACCATCAACTCCAAACTCGCCGAAATTAAGAAGAAAATCGACGATACCGTCGCTGAAATAAAGAAGGAAAACCAGAACATACTGAATAGTGCGGCGAATACGACGATTATTCAACGAGATAAAACATTCGCTGAAAAATGGGCATCTCTCGACGATGATATTTTAGCCAACATTAAGAAACTTCTCGGGGATTATTATTATCCCGCTGTTTATGTGTTTTGGTGTTTTATTATTTTGGTCGCGGTACTCATGATATTTAAGTTCGCATTTTTGTTCGTTTCACCAGGCGGCGGTGGTGATAATGGAAATGGTAATGTCGATGAAGGCAACGGGAATGGTGGCGGTGTTTCGTTATTCGGTATTGTTATCATGTCGCTTATTATTATTTTTGCTGTCTATTACTACTTCTCATATACATATAATTTAGATGTGAGCGTCACGCGTAATGATTCAGATACAGTATATACGATGGTATAATAATATATATAATATGTATCGGTTATTATACCTATTATATTACAATAATACATTAGATAAAAGATGGGTGATTATTCAAGATTTCTTACAAAGATGGCAGAGCTGAAGGCGATTCAGGGAGAGTACAATCAGCTATCGATGGATGTAAGCGGGGCTGTATCCACTGATACAAATTACGCAGATGATACGTTTGATAAATACAATATTACACCTGATAAAAACCCGATTTCAAACACGAAAACGCCGCTTGTTATTGCTCCAGGCGAGGATTATGCTGACTTTTGGAAATATATTGGAAAGATTACACCGGTGGAGTCTATTTATCAAAACTCACAGCGTATAAATGCGCAAAAATGCTGGAATCTCGCGGCGAATGACCCGCGGCTTTTTAAAAAGGTGGTTTATACTGGTAATAATGGTGTGAATATAGGACAACCAAAATGGGATAACCTGTGTTATGGACTTGTGCCTGATGCGCCGGCAAGTGTGTCATATGACTCGAATGATTCAACGGGCTATGCCTTCATGGTAGGCAACGGTGATGGCAGCGCAGGAAAGACGAACGGAATCTATACAAAGTTAGGAATAAACCCGAGCGGTGCCAACGCGGCGACTGTGAACGCCAACGTCACAAAAGCCTCTAAGTTATACGACCTTCAACTACGTGTGAATTCGCTCACACAAGAAATCACCGCCGAATCAGAGACGGGTATCAATAACGAATTAAATACGCTAGTCTCATCCGCGGCGGGGTCGAATGAACTTATCAGCAAAATCAACGATTACATGAATGACGCAGTAGGCGGGATCACTTCCGACTACAATTTAGTGAATAAACGCAAAGATATGAATAATGTTTATTCGGAAATCAACGAACAGACAACCTTACGTGCGAGAAAATATGGGTTTATCTTTTTTATCGTGATTACGATTTCTATTATTATCGGGTATGGTTCATATACATCAAAAATGTCATTACTGGAACAAATCGGCGTGCTTAAAAATTATGTTGGATGGGGGTGGTGGACAAATTGGGGGGTCATCGCAATCGTAGTTATTGTGTTTATTATCTCGTCGTTTGGTTGGGATATGAGAGGAAATATATCGATGATCATACGATATGTAACTGACCCAGCGTTTTGGACCGGTCAATTATGGTGGGTTGGCGTGACATTCTTGTTGTTGATTATGATTTTCTTTTACGCGACGTTCAAGTCATTTTTTATGGAATTTGACGCGGGAATGAAGAGTATCCAATCTTCGTTGGACGGCGACAGCGGTGGCAACACGGGCGACGCGGGCGCCGAGTGAGTCGCCAAGTTTCAACAAAAATATTCGCAGGTATATATAGTATTATCATTATTACTATATATAATGTTTCATCAAAACTCAAACGATTTAGTAAAAAATGCGAGTTTGAATTCAGGACATGTACAAAATTCAAAAGAAACACGGCAGGCGATGAATCCACCGAATGATGGCGGTGCGGGTGCGGGTGCGGGTGCGGGTGCGGGTGCGGGCGCGGAAGTGGATGAGGGTGCGAATTTGAGTGCGGAAGGAGGAGCAGGAGCGTCGCTTAGCATCGGTGCGCAGTTTCAAAATATGATTCAAGAGTTGGTAGGGGCATTTTCCATGAAAGAAGGAATGTCTGCGACCCCCGCCGATCCTTCCACCGGTATCGGTGGTGACGGTAAAACGAGCCAAGCCGATTTTATAAATAGCCAAGCTGCTGAAGATAAGAAATACACCCAGCAAGAGTTAAGTCATATAAAAAAGGTCGATGGTATCATGAAACTCATCGAACGAGATGACAAAAACCGGCGCCAAAACTGGGTTGAAGTCACCGACGCGACCGGTGTCACAAAATACGGATATATCACGAAAGACGGGGTTTTTCAAATATGGCATGTTCCCGCTTCGCCGTCGTCGAATCCGACCAACTGGCTTCAAACCGACAAAATGAAACAAAATACCGGCGTTATTGGCTGTCCCGCTCCTAGTGGGGCAACACAAAAAATCAAAATCGCGGGAAAATGGGATGATATTAAGCCATATGACTTGGTCTATGCGGATACGGATACAGCACGAACGAACCCACTATTTATCATGATACATGACGCGGTTCGTGACCCCAGAAATACACTCGGTGGGAAAGGGTTGTTTTCGTGCGGTAATGAACGCGGGAATGTCTATGTCAAAGAACGGCCATCCGCGGATTTTCAATTTCCCGGTTCAGGTGTTGATACCATTCAAATGGGGTGTTATGTCCTCGCGGATAATGTCGACGACAGCGACCTAGCGAACCGCGGTTTTACGTTTCAGGATGATCTCAGCGAGGCATCTATTTCGCAGTGTAAGCGACGTGCTGAAGATTTGGGTAGTTCCTATTTTTTGATTAGCGCGCCTGAAAAGAATAAGCCGAATAACCGCGGTGGGTGTTGGATCTATACCGGATCCGGTAAGCCGAATATTAACGGTATTTTTGTGATCGACGAGAAAGGAGGGAAATGTCATACGACGTCGAATAAAGAGGCGGACGAGGACGGGTTTTTGAAATCATATACGACATCGAATTTGAAACGTATGTACGGAAAGGATACTACTGTCCAAGTACCTCTTAACCCACCTAATCCAGAATGCGACCATACGACCCGAAGTCGTTGTATATTCAAAGGTTATCATCATGTGGGTGATGGTACATGTTATCCGAATAACTGGAACGGATGGTACGCGTATGGCGGTTTATACCGATACAGCAAACAAGAATTAAAAGGATGGTTGAACGCACTATATAATCGTAATGCCGACGGCATCGAGCGTAACGCTGTAAGCGAATATATCGAAAAATGTAAGCGCACCGAAGGATACGAATTTTTGGACGACAATCCTCAATCCCGTACCAAAATCGAACGGTCAGTTGCCCTTTACTCGCTTAAAACGGGTGGTCCGACCGGAGTGGATGAAGTCGGGCGTGGTGGACGCGGATATGTCGGTCG